CCATTGTGCTGCTTGAAATCATCAGAGATTGAAAAACAACCGTACTTATCAAGCAGTTGATTGGCTTTGAGAATGTCAGGCCTACCAATCTTGAGATTCTCAGCGTCAATTGACATGAAGGTATGCACGTTTAGGTACAGGGATTTCAGAAAATGATTGTGTTGCTGCCATGTGATTTCATCAAATAACTCAATTAGCTTGGCACTATTGAACAGCATGGGCTGATGGCATTCAAAGTTAAAGGTTGTGTATTGGTAATGGTTCAGGAATTCAAGCGTATGCCGGCAAGCATGTTGGTAGGTTGGTGAATGATCCGGATTAATTCTCAGCATTCCATTGCGCAGGTTTGTATATGGGTCAAAGTTAGGGCCAATGAAAAAATCATCATTCATATAGATGGCATCTCCGCCAATCTCCCTAGCAAATGTCAGAATCTTATCAGTTACATCACAGCCACGTTCATGATATCTCTTTTTATGGGGTATATTCTCCCTGTTTGGTAGGGTATCGCCAATGGTGAACACGGTTGCCTGTGGAAAAGCATCCATAAGCCATTCAATTGAGCGCAAAATATCCCAATCATTTTGATGCCGGATGTATGGATACACGAATACCATAGAACAAAAGTACATAATTTGGTATGAAGAAAGACCTACCGGTATACGAGATTAAGATAGACCTCAATGATCAGGACACAGAGGTGACATTTAACAGCCTGGTGAGTAGTCCAGCGCATGAGGTGAACTTTGAGATGTTTAGCAAGACACAAAGGTTCCAATTCAATGATGAGGAAAACGTGATTATTGGGGTGGCAATCTCAGCAGATACACCAATCTACCGATATGATGCAATAAGCAATGAAGAATACTATGTGGTGTTTACAAAGCAAGCGATTAAGGACATTGTGTATGACTATAGCCGCAAGGGCTATTTCAACAATGTCAACATTGAGCACAATAGTGCGGATGTTGTGGATGATGTTGCCATGATCCTCAGCTACCAAATTGATGAGAGCAAAGGATTGACAGCACCGGAACGATTCAAGGATGTCAATGATGGATCTTGGATTGTTGGCTACAAGGTATCTGATGAAATCTTTGCCAAGGCCAAGGCAGGTGAATGGATGGGATTCAGTATTGAGGGATTGTTCATGTTGACTGAGCAAGGTGCCAGCATGGAGGAAAACATGTGGGCGCAGATTGCTGAGGAGTTGGATGGATTACGCCAGGCATTTGCAAAGATGCGGGTATCCTTTGACTTTGATGAGACATTGACCACATCACAAGGGCAACAGTTAGCCAAGCGTCACATCACTATAGGGGATGAGGTGTACATTGTAACAGCACGACAGCAGAGCAATGGAGCATCTGTATATGAGATGGCTCAAAAGCTCGGCATACGCAGAGAAAATGTGTATTTCACAGGAGGCAAAGATAAGTGGCAAACATTAAAGAGGCTGAGAATAGAACGGCATTATGATAACAATGCTGAACAGATTGCGCTGATTAAGGAATTTACTGAGGTTGATGCGGTCAAATTTTAGAACACACAAGCATAAAGAGTAAACAAAAAACATAATTATGAACGACAATTTTAAAAAGGTAATGGATTCCCTGGCTGAATTCAAGACTATCCTTGCCGGTCGCAAAGTTGCTACCAAGTTTGGTGAGGCTGTTCTTGAGGACGGTACAGAAATCCGTTGGGAGGGTACAGATTTGACCCCAGGAATACCTGTATTTGTTGTTGCTGAAGGCGAAGAGATCCCTGCACCTGAGGGCACACATCGCCTAGGTGGTGACATGGCAGGTCTTTCAATTGTAGTTGATGCAGAGGGCATCATCGCAGAATTAATTGATGAGCGTGAAGGTAGCGGAGGCACACCTGAAGAGGATGCAATGTCTGCAGAGCAAGTTCGTGAAATTGTGGAAGGTGAGGTTTCAACTTTTGGCAAGGCTTTCAAAAGCATGTCCGGTATTGTTGAGGCAATCGCTAAGCAAAATGATCAACTTAGCAATGAGCTTGCTGAATTAAAGGCTGAATTCGCAGCATACAAGAATGCACCATCTAACGAGGTCAAAGAGGCAGAGAAATTTGCTAAGAAAAGCACGGCAGGAATGACCCACCGCCAATTGTTTCTTTTAAATAACATGAAAAAATGAGCTTAAAAAAATTCATCAAATCCAAGTTTGACTACGATGTTCAAGACTTGAGCCCATACGTGGATGATTCACGTGAGGACCTTATCGTGCGTTCAGTAACTGAAGCACAAACACTACAGTACATTACCATTCAGGAAGGAATCAAAGGTACTGAGGACCTTAAATTGTTAGATGATTCCATCGTTTATCAAGAGGCTAACTGTTCAATGACCCCTGAAGGAGATACAATTTACTCTGATCGTCAATTGAGCGTTAATGCAATTGGGTACATGAAAAGATTCTGTCAAAAAGACTTGGCAGGATTATGGACTCAGTTAGCTCTACGTCCAGGTGCAATGGCTGAGGATAAGGAACTTCCTTTCGAGGCACAGCTTACTGACTATTTATTGAAGCTACATGCACGTGAATTGGACAGATTGATTTGGCAAGGTAATGTTGCTACAGGTACAGGTAACCTACAATGGATGAACGGATTCCGTCAATTCCTTACAACAGGTAACGGTGCTGTGGATTTGAACACCTCTTCAACTACAACAATTGATGCATCCAATGCATTCGATGTCTTTTATGAGTGTTTCATTAACACACCTGCACAAGTTGCTGAGCAAGCTGATTTGGTATGTTTTACAGGCCGTGAGAACTTCAACTATTTATTGAAGTCATTGGTTGACCAAAATTTTATCACTATAGCCCTGAAACAATTGCCAACATGAATGAGTGTTTGGTACCAGGTACTAACATGAGAGTTGTTAAGGTTAACGGATTGAATGGTTTGGATAACATCTACACAGGACGTTCTTCACATTTCTTCTTTGGTACTGACTTATCTTCTGACTTTGAGTCTTACGATTTGTGGTATTCATTTGATGATGATGTAATCTACATCCGTTCTAAATTCCGTGCTGGTGTTCAGGTTCCTTTCCTTGATGAGATTGGAGTATGGAATGGTACAGGTTCACCTAACTAATTGATAATCAAATAAATAAGATAGAGCCATGCCATGTAACATGACAACCGGGTATAATGATCGTACCTGTACAAACGGAAAAGGTGGTATATTGAGCGTGTTGTTGTTCCCTGTTGGGAACATCAGCGGCACGCCAACAATTACTGCTAACGAGATCACATCTATGACTGTGACCGGTGAGGTATTTCTTTACAAATTAAAGAGCAACCTTTCCAGCTACACAGCACCAATCAAAGTGAACAAAGAGAATGGTACACTTTGGTATGAGCACAGCCTTTCAATGATCCTTGCATCTGATACTAAGGAGTTGCGAGCAGAGATTCATCTCCTTGCACAGAACGAAGTATGTTGTTTGGTAGAGAAAGCTAATGGAACATGGGTTGCATTGGGCTTGAATGAGGGCTTACAGGTGGCTGATGCCAACGAATACACCTCAGGAGTACTTAAGTCTGACCGCCAAGGACACGTAATTGTGTTGAATGGTATGGAAAATGATGAGGTTCCTGATGTAGACGATGCAATCATCACTACATTGCTATCACAGCAATCACCTGCTGTTTAATATATCTCATAAATTCTAAGAAGGGGAGGGCAATGTCCCTCCCTTTTTTGTAAATTAGAGCCATGAAAAAGTTGAAAATCAAAAAAGAGTACATTGGAGCAAAGGTCCGTGCAGGGCTTTTGAAAAAGTGGTACGTAATTGAGGAAGGAAACGAGCAGCTATATTGGAATCTTGGAATGTTAAGCATATTTGAGTCCGATGAGCCTGCAATTATTAAGATAAAAAAAGATGCTAAGGATAGAAAGAAACCAGCAGAGCACGTTGATAGTGACAGTATCGGAACTGACAACGATATCAGCCCCGTATTACCTCTTTGAATTCATTGAGGAGCAAACGCAAGAGGCTTTGTACTGCATCCTTACTAACATCAGCACAGGCATACCACGTTATGATGAGTTTGTTTTGATTGATGGGGTGGATGTAACATTTCCTTATGCGGGTTTCTATACTTACAAGATATATCAACAGACATCTGCTGTCAATTTAGATCCGGCATTGAGTGATGGAATAGTTGAGGAGGGCAGAGCCCATGTATTTGAGGTGGATAGTCCATCAAATTATTATGATTACAACGTAGCCAATTTTGTATATGAGCAATAAAGTATTAAATGTCCAATTTAGCAAGTCATTCACTGTGCCAACGGAGGAATTGGACAAAGGCCAGGGCTTTATAAAATGGGGTAAAAAAAATGACTATCCATTTTTCTTGATTGATCTCCTCCATGGTTCGGCATGGCATCAAGGAATTGTAAAAAACAAAACCTACTATATTTCAGGTGGTGGCATTGAGACTGTCTCAGGCAATGCTGAGGCTTTCATCAACAATGAATACCGTGACTTTGATATGAATGAGGTGGTGCAGCGCATGACCTTTGACTTTG